CCATAAGTGAGAACAACTTGTTCTTGAAGTCTCCGTCAAAGGAGAATTGTGCTGCTATGCCGGCACCTTCGAAGCAAGGCTCGACATTTTCTCCAAGAATACAAAGTTTTTGTATCATTGCTTCGTTTATTATGAAAAACTTCGGGATGCCATTATCGTCGAATGTCCAAGAACCATCCATATTTTTTTCATCTAACTCCATTGATTGGTTCTTAGGGCGAGACATAATTTCTTCTGCCTCTTTATAAATGGAAGTCCAAAGTAATCCTTCAGTCATTAAATATTCATGTTCTACGCCATCATCCATAAATTTCTAAAACCAAATTTTCGCAGATGAATCAACAAATCCATAGGCTTTTGTTTTATCAATAACCTTAAATTTGCCATCGCCAACTTCAATACTGCGTTGATGTCCAGTAAAATCTCCTTCTGCTACATCATAGAAACCTACGATAGGGCATCCAGGCAAACTAGCAGCCATTTTAATGGCTGTTTCTTTTGTAATTACTGAACCATTACGATTTGGTTCGTCACCCACATAACAAACCTTGATTTCACATTTAGAAACAAGTCTATTAAGAGGAGTGACATTAAGTAATTCAACAGTGTGTTCTAATGGGATGCTTATATGTTTCGCCACTTAACTCACTCCTTTCCAGCACTCTCACGATTAGCAATAGTCTTATCAGATTTCTGGCTATCAGCCTTTTCAGGTCTGCCGCCTTTATTTTTACCCTCAGCTGCTTGTTGTATTTGCTTTGCAGCTTTATTACCGCTTGGCTATTGAGGATTATTTCCACCTTTGTTACCAAGTACATCTTGACTACTCATAGTAGAAGACATAAGAGGAGGTATCATAATTTCAGACAACTTCAATACTTCATTCTCAAAGTGCGCCATAGCAATAATAGAACTCTGTGAATGACCAAGTGCAATTTGAGGTAACATCTTAGAATAGCCAAGCTAAGTATGCTCCTTATACATTTTAGACATTTCTTTATAATTATTTATTGTAGTTTCTAACATATTAAAATGTAAACAATACTTTTTGTTACCTGGAAACTTTCGCGCAAGTACGCGACTAAATAATTCATCAAATGTTAAAATTAAATCTCTCACACTGGCTTCATCAACAAGTGCAGCTTTTTCAAGAGCTAAATTACTATCTGCATTAAATAAACTGTGAGACACGCCAGCTTCATTATAAACTGTACGTTCTACTTTCTCAAGTTCATCCTGTGTTGCTGTTGTATGTTTATCTGCTAAATCAGCTACATCAACTTCTGCAAACGTAGTCATAACATCTACACCAACAGCACGCCGCAACATCTATACAGTATTATTATGAATATCTTTCGCTTCATCAACGTCAAATATTAAATCACCATTTTTATCCAATGGCAATTTTTGAATAATAATTTTCAAAAGCTACTGCATCATTTTACGACGATCTAAATCTTGAGCTTCATCCAAATCAAGGATTTTAGTACAAGTATTTATAAGCAATGGCATATCACTATTGTTTAAATTTACCTTGAATGCGCAATCTGGATCTAAAAGCCACCAAGTACTACCTTTTTTACTACTTGAATCCCAAGCACCAATCATTTGTTCACTATTATTAAGTTTACCTTTTTTATACGCAATATAAGCTTCAGCAAATTCTTTAGGATACATTTTAAGTACTTTCATACGCATTTCAATATCACTAAATTTATCATCAAAAAATTTTGGATTAAATTCAACTGCTGGACGACTACCAACCTTGAATCTAGTGCGGCAATAATCAATCGGCAATTCCTAAAAAGTAAAACCTTTTTTAGTATCAACCATATAACCATAATAACAACCATTGACAATTACCTTTAATGCAATTTCACCGCACAACTTTTTAATGTAACTTTCATCCATATAGTCTAGGGCTTGAGCGAAATCAGTTAAAACCTTTTCGTCCTTGACTTTTTCATCAATAATATAAGGCGTTATATACCAGTCATAACGATAAAGAGTAGCAAAATATTTGCATAAACGCTCATATAATCCACTTACTTCAAAGAAATAATTAGAAATCGCACGCAAAGTTTGATACTCATGTTGTGCCATCGCCTTAATGATAACCGCTTTATTACCATACTAACGATTATCTTTTTTAAAACTCCCTAAATCTAATATAGCATCATCAAGTGTTTGTAAATTAACTTTTATCTTGCCATACTCTACTGTACTATAAGGGTCACGAATTTCTGGACGACCAATGATTGAGAAACCTTTAGCATGTATTTCAGCTTGGGTTGCCAATTCAATCACCCCTTAATATCCAGCTTTTTCCATAATATAATCATAAGTAATTAAATTTTCTTCGGTATATGGAATTTCAATTAACTTATAACCATTTAATGCACAGAAACGACGCTTATTTTTATCGTTAAACTGTTGCTGATAGAATCCTTTCTTGCCGCCAAACTTAGCGGATGGTTCATAATGCTATTTACCTTGATACTCTATCAAGAAGTCAATATTTCCATCATCATCAAAAACGCAAAAATCAAATTTTAGCGGACGTCCATTTGGACTATTCAAGCCTTCGAACATCTATTCCTCAGTAAAATTCATTTCGTTTTCACGCAAGATTTCTTCTATCTTAATTTCTCCTCTTGAAGCACGCATTTTGACACCTCAATTCATAAATAACATATCGCTAAATCTCTTTTTTCTACGCTTACGTTTTTTATCTTCTTCAAGTTTAATATAATATAATCCATATTCAAATGCAGAAAACTTATCTTTTTTAATACCTTTATTAGCTTGCTTCAAAATGATATTAACGCCTTCATTTTCTTCACGAAGGTTCATCATTTCCTCTTTTAATATAGAAGTTAAAGTAAATGGTTTAAGATATTCTGCCCTTTCTTCAGGCTTCATATCTTGTCCGCGTTTAGTTGCCATTAATTTTATCTTAGCAATACGTTCATCAATTAACATTTTTACATGTCCAGAAGACATTTGGCTTTGCGCATTCGCATGAGCCTCAGTATTAATTGGCGCATTTGCTTTTATAATATACATGGCATTTTCTTCACAGTTTTCACTACGATACTTCTTATATTCACCATCATCATCATTTACAACGCCAAAATCAGGAAGGACATCATTAGTATCAGGATCTGTTTGACCTTTTACCATATAGTCAACCAAACCAATACCAAGTCCATTACCATCAATTACAATAGTTTTTGCTTTATATTTATAAAATAATTTCTTCAACTTAATAGCCTAATCTTCAAAGTGAGTATCATTCATTGTATCAATATTGACAAGAGAAATAAATGCTAGCCCACTGGTTTGCGGCGTTACCTTAAATATACAACTTACAGTATCGCATCCCTTACGTCCAACGTCTGTTGCGATTACATAATAAGCATTTTTAGTACTACGTCCAGAATATTCATACTCTGGCTGTTTTAAAATTCTATTGTGATCAAATTGTTCTGCATTGAAAAAAGCATCTTCAACAGTACCAGACCAACGACTTTCATATTCACGATCAAAAGAAGATTCATTGAATGTACCGTCCATTTTAAGGTCTCGAATGAATGTATTATCCAAGAGTCCCATCAAAACAGGAATCCGCCAAGTACCTCCTAAAATACATGCACGTTCTGGTTTTACAATTTGCCAAACAAGAATCTATATAAGTTTATCATACGCGAAAGTATTTTTCCAACCCGCAGTTGTTACATAAATTTGCGATTTATTAAGAACCTCATTATCATCTTTATCGCCCCAAGGTCCTCGACGAGAAACGTTCATAGTAGGAATAATAACTTCATTCAAAATAGTACCATCAATACCAACGCACTCCTCCATCAAACCGCCATGACGACGTTGACCTCTTGAAGTCTCTCTTGCCGCGATATTATCAAGAACAGAACCATTTTTGAACATATACTTAACATAATCTTTGCCTTCCATAGTTTTACCGCGACCCCAATCAATTTCCTTAGAAAGTGCGGGGATTAGATGGCAAAGTTCTTGAACCTTAGCCTTTAAAATACTAGAAGCCTGTTCTTTACCACCAGAAGTAACAAATAGCTTTGCGCCAGGATAAAGAATACATCTAATAATTAATATAAGCGCCGCAAGGAATGATTTAGAATAAGCACGAGGAAAAACCGCATATGTGTATTTATAACGCATAGCGGCTCTTAAAAATACTCTCTAATAAAATAATAAATGAAAATTCTCTGGATTATTTTTTTCAGTTAAAAAATCAACAAATAGATCTGGATACTCTCGCCAAAATGCTATATACTATCTAGCTACTGGAATACATGCGCGCACGCGCTCTTCCGATAGACCAATTTTATCAACATCACTCTTTAGATTAAGTAAATCTTGGAGAGCCATTATTCATCATCCTCTCCTAAGAGTTGCTTAATAGTTTCTGCATCATCATCAGCTTGATTTTCTAAATCATCAAAATATTCTTGGAAATCATTGTCAGTAAGAACTTCTTGCTCAATTTCCTCAAGACTCAAGCCAAGATTATCTGTAGTATCTTCATCTTCTTCTTTTGCTTCTTCACGAGCCATTGTACGTACAGCACCTTCAATAAGATTACCAAGATTCAATTCTTCTGTAACCAATCTATTAGTGTAATTCCGCAAGTCAGCCAAAGTTTCATCAGGCTTATCTTTTGGTCCTTCAACATAATAACGAGGAATAAATCCTTCACGCTCACAAAGAAGTATAAATTCATCAATAGCAGAAACATATTCACCAGATTCAGCTTTATTCTGAACGGCAGTAAATTTAGCAGACTTCATCAAAGTATCATAAACTTTAGACATTTTTTGAAAACCTTCAATATCGCCAAGATCAATTAACTAATGACATTTTAAAGAAGTCTTGCAAATAAGTTTTAAATAATCCTCATGCGCAGGCGTAACAATATCAAATGCTGCTATCATTTCTTGATATAACTTTTCAAGCTATACCCATTCATAAGGACGATATGCTTTGCCCCATTTAAGGGTCAAATATTTTTTGTCTTCTTCAGTTAGATCATCATTAAAGAAATCGGGTTCGTTTAAATCAATCGGCGCAGGCGAATTAGTAGTTTCTTCTACTTCCGGTGGTCGCTCGGGCATACTGCCTTCCGCAATCGCCTTTTCAATCTCTTCGCCGCTATAACCCTATCGCGCCATAGTTTCAGCTTTATGTTGATCGGCCTCTTGCTTTAGACGCTCGGTATCGTCCCAATGATAATCTCTGAATTGCTTAAGTTTCATTTTAGATAGATATCGGCCAAGAATAGTTGTACCAGTCATTTTCTTTTTATCTTGTCCGTATCTATTCAATAGAGTAGTCCATTCATCTTCAATGTATGGAACATCTATGTCTTCCAAGATCCATAAATATGTACGGGGATCCCAGTTATCAACGTGCCGAGTTAAACACTTTTTACACTCGGGCATTTTCCCATCGGGTGGGAATTTATCAATTCTTTTAGAAGTATAGAATTCTCCGGAATCCATTGTTCGTTTACAAGTCTTACAATAACAAGTTCCATCAGCCATTATTTAGCCTCCTTTTTACGACCCTTAGCATTGCGGCACTTTTTACAAATAGAGTAAAAACCATCCTTTGAAGTCTTATTCACCGAGAAGAAACGCGTATGAGCTAATTTAACCTCGCCGCATCTTGAACAACGCTTCCATTTTCCTTTCTCTTGATATGTAAAGTGCCATAGCAAAAATTCGTCCTAAGCTTTTTGCGCAATCAGCTTAGGTATTTTGTTGCGCCAAAGGCTACTAATATATTCAATAGAGTGAGTGAAGGCGAACTCTTTCTACAATAGGCTCTAAATTTCAGTATTTGGTATTCGCTCCATCTTATACTCTACTATTCGCTTATACATAGGATATTCCGCAAGTGCTCTATCCATAAGTGCCCCAAAATCAAGGCACATATACCAAGTATCTCCTAAAAAATTTCCTTGACTGCGGTTTTTGAGGGCAGGATAAACTTGCATTATCTCACTACAAACTTTTGAGTCGCAAAATGAAAGACCAGAATATTTGATTGCCGCATTTCCGTCATTACTATATTCGATCCATTCATCCCAGCGCAAGGGCATAGAATAAGGGCCGCTTCTTGTTAATCTTGTAAATATAATGGGACGGCGATATGCATTCTTAATAACATATTGATCTTTCCGCATTTCAATTAGCGTATGTTTAATTATAAAAGCTTCTCGTCCGGAGGCTTGCTTAAGCAGTTCTTCCCAGCGTTCAATGCTTTCGCGCAACTGCTGCAATGGCTAAATTTCTTCTAAATCTTTTTTAGTAATAGTTACTTTAGGTTGAAATATTATATTTTTACCATTTTCCGCAATTAAATTATATATACCATCTTCGCCATTTTCTAACTAACCGACCAGACCCTCATAGGAAGTTTCTCGTTTATTGATAGTCGCCATTCGATTATCAGTGAGTATCTTCCGCTCCTTTTTCTCTTCTTTCTCCATATTGAGCACTAGATAGTTACCGAGAATTTCAAGATACTACTCGCTTGGGTCGGGAGTTTCTTCCAAAATTAAATTTACTAACTTTAAACGCTCTTCGGGAGATTTAATTGCATAATCTAATTTAATTATACTATTCACTCTCCTTTGGTGAGACATTAGGGCTCATTCTCACTACACCTTCATTATAATAAAAAAAATTGGACAAGTCAAGTTCAAAAAGGTGCCCACTTGAATTTTTCTAAAAAATATATTATAATATTTATAGAAAATAGAGGAGGGATAGTATGCCGTGGTGGATGCCTGGAGTTGAAATTATGATTGGTGGTTTACTACTGGTATTCTTACTTTGGACATATCTTGACGTGTGGTGATGAGTGAAGTATGGATTATGATATGGATTACAGTGGGTCTGCTGGGGCTGGTGTTTTGGAACACCTTAGGAATTCAGATGACGATTTATGGGACAAATTCGTTGAAGAAGAAAAACAAATTGCTCGATTGGTTGCCCAAGGAAAAAGATGGACCCACACTTGCCCAGAGTGTGGACGCACGTTCCAAAATGATGAATCGGAAAAAGGATATCTGTGTGATGAGTGCGGAAGAAAAGAACTTCAGAGATTACGTGATGAATGGGAATAGGAGTTGCGTGAAATGGAACGGGAATCTGCTCGACGGCGCCAGTCCGCCATTGAGAGCAAGTGCCGCATACTTGCGAGCAAAGGGTGCTACGTTGATCCCAAAGACCACGACAAATGGATAGAGTTCTGGGATATGTGCGCCGCAAATGGCAAAAATTTAGAAAGGATGATGAAAGAGTCATGAAGATATATCTTGCTGCCCCTGTAGTTGGCAATAGCCCTGAAGTTCAAGACCAAATTCAAAACGTAGCAAATGTACTTTACGCATATGAAGACGGCAAAGATCATTACCGCACCAAAAGAGAAGAAGTAGATCTTTATCTGCCGAGCCAGATAAAGATTCCTAATGCTTGGGGCATGACTATGCAAGAGTGGGGTCATTGTGTCTTCACTGTTGACGTACTGGAGCTGGATAAAGCTGATTGGGTGGTAGTGTGTGACTTTGGCCGCAATAATACCGCTGGCACTAGTTGGGAATGCGGCTATGCTTTTGGCAAAGGTAAAAAGATCTTGGTAATTAGGATGCCAGGGGTCAAAGAGCAAAGTTTGATGGTTTCTTGCTGTGCCGCAAATTCTGTTAGTTATAAAGAGTTTCAAATTTATAAGTATTGTACAAATTTGTGTGATACTGAACTCTTTTCCGAAAAGGGTCGAGAGGCTAATGAAGATGTCACGCTCAATTAATGTTCGGCAACCTTGCGGTTGCCTCACTGAAGAATGTTTACCCTTAACTGATGTAAGGTATAGTGGCGTGGAGACTGTATTATTTCCTAAGCTGAAATTTATAAGAACAAGAGTTTATTGGACGCAAGATCCTGAGTGCGGCGTATTTGATACTCAGGATATAACTAATATAGAATTTTGTCCGCTTTGCGGCAGGAGGTTGTAATGACTGATTGGGAATATTTTAAAAAGTATGGTAAAGATAGCGGCGCTTTGGCCGCAGGATGCGCGGGGCTGATTGCGGGAATTATTATAATCGCGCTGGTGATTTTTATTGAGCCGCTGATTATTTGTAAGGCTTGGAGTTTGTTTGCGGTAGCTATGTTTGGTTTGCCGCAATTGGAGTATTGGACAGCATTCTGGGTTAATCTGGCTTTTGGATGTCTGTTTGGTGGAGCGCGCTTCAGTGGAGGTCGAAAAGAATGACGTATAGCGCGTATGAAGTAAATATTTTAGCTGGAGGTAAGCCGCGCAAAATAATGGGGAATTGGGCTGGTGTTATGCATACTATTTATGACGCTATTGGCGAAGATGCGGCGAAGCGATGCGCGGCGGTATTGGGCGAAGCGCAAGCGGAAATGTTTTTTGGGCAAGATGTAGATATGGCTATTGTAGATAGTGAGAATCAATATCGAATAAATATTAAAACTGTGAAGCCGCGAGAGAAAAGTCTTGAGGAGTGGATCGATGAATGTGTAAACGAGAATGGTACATGAAGTGCAGGACTTGCGGCGCATTTAGACGAGGAACGATAGATGTATTGGAACCTTGTGAGAGATGTAAGCAAGTAACAATGTGGGAGAAGGCTTTTGTTGTTGAATATGCTTGCGGAGGGAATCAAAAATGCTTCCAAAAGGGTGGAGAAGCGGCGAACTTGAAGTTCAAGGAATGTCCAGTCGAATGAGCGGAAATAGGCATTATTATTTTGCATTATGTCATGCTTGCGGGAAAGTGGTTGAATTAAGAAAAGATAAATTTCTTAATCGTCTACAAGTAAGTTGTGGAGATTGCGCGCTTACTGTACGGCAATGGCCGCAATATAAAAAGCCAGATGTAGAAACAGGATATGTTATTGGTGATTTTGAGGTAGGAAAAAGAGTGCCAACTACTAATAGGGCACATATGATATATTTTGAATGTCAATGCATTC